TTGTGTAGTTTTAGGTAAAATTTCCTAAAACTAATAGGAGTTTATTATGAGCAACACCGGAAAACCGACTGCTTTACAATCAGATTTAGAAGTGGCCAAAGAATCTTTTGAAAGTATTTTGAATCCCGTAGAGGAACAAGCAGAAGAAGAACAAATAGAAGAAGTGGCTGAATCTCCAGAAGAGGTTGAAGCGGTAGAAGTAGAAACAGAGGCAGAAGCTGAAGTTGAAACAGAAACTGAAGAAGACTTTGAGGAAGGAGAAGAAGAAGAGTCTTTAGTAGAACAAACAGAAGTTGAGGACGAACCACAACCTGAAAAGTTCATCGTTAAAATAAACGATTTAGAACAAGAGGTCACGTTGGAAGAACTCCAAAACGGCTATTCTCGTCAGCAAGACTACACACGCAAAACTCAGGAATTGTCGCAGCAAAGAAAGACCTTTGAAGCACAACAAGCAGAGTTAGCAAAAAAAGATGCGATTTACGCTCAGTTGTTGCCAGAGTTAGAAAAAACTCTCAACGGTGAATTGGAAAATGAACCCGACTGGAACGCTCTTTATGAATCGGACCCTATTGCTTATGTTCGTGAAAAGGACATTTGGGATGACAGAAAAAACAAACGTGAGGCTGCTAAAGCTGAGAATGTAAGACTCCAACAAGAGTCTGAACAAAAACAGCAAGAACAAATTGCACAATTCGTTCAATACGGCAACCAACAGTTAGTTGAAAGGATTCCTGAATGGTCAGATGCAGAAGTCTCTCAAAAAGACAAAGCATCAATCACAAGCTACGCAATAAACGAATTAGGATTTACTCCTGATGAAGTGGGTCAGGTTATAGATTACCGAGTTCTGCTTGGTTTACGAGATGGAATGCTGTACCGAAAACAGATGGAAGCATCCAAAAAGAAACCTACCCAGAAAGCGGCATCAAGAGTAGCTAGACCGGGAACAACCAATACTCCAAAAACATCAACGCCAGCGAAGAAAGCACGACAAACTTTAGCCAAAACCGGAAAAGTTCAGGATGCGGCAAAAGTTTTTGAACAATTAATTTAATAACTTAATACAAGGAGTATTATCATGGCGAAAGTCACAAACGCATTTGATACATACACGGCAACTGCTGACAGAGAGCAACTTAGCAATGTGATATATAACATATCACCTCAAAGCACTCCGTTTATGTCTTCAATCGGAAAAAATAACATCAAGAACGTAGTTTTTGATTGGCAAACAGAAACATTACCAACAGCTTCAGGCTCTGGTCAACTTGAAGGTTTTGAACTTTCAAGAGCGGCAGCAACAGCTACTACAAGAGTTAGTAACGTGGCGCAAATCTCTTCAAGAGATGCGACTGTTACTGGTTCTCAGCAAGCTTCTGATCCAGCTGGTAAGAAATCAGAAATGGCTCATCAACTAGCCCTTATGGCAAAAGCTTTGAAGAGAGACATGGAAACTGCACTTTCACAAAAAGGTGCCAAAACAACTGGTAACGCTACTACAGCTAGAGTAACTGGTGGTTTTGAATCATGGATCACTTCAAACGTGTCAAGAGGAACTAATGGTGCTGGTGCCGGAAGCGGTGCTGCCCCAACTGATGGAACTCAAAGAGCACTAACTGAGGCCTTATTGAAAACTGTATTACAATCTTGTTTTACAAACGGCGGAGAGCCTTCATTGGCAATCTGTGGTCCAGTAAACAAACAAGTAATATCTGGTTTCACTGGAAGGTCTTCAGCTAGACAAATGATCGATGCAACAACTGTTGAAGCTAGTGTATCTATCTACTCTTCTGATTTTGGCGATCTTAAAATCGTTCCTTCAAATTTCAGCAGAGAAAGATCACTACTTTTAGTTGATCCTGATTACGCAAAAGTTTCTTTCTTGCGTAGTTTTGAAACTGTTGATATTTCAACAATAGGCGATGCTCAGACCAAAATGGTACTGGCAGAATATGGCTTAGAGATGTCTAATCAAGCTGCTCATGGAGTAGTAGCTGACTTAACAACTTCATAAGTTAATTAATGTGGGGCTTACGCCCATTGGCCCCACATTTCCTTTCTTATAATGCCTACAAAAAAAACATTAATAGATAATAAAAAAGATTACAGTTCTCAGTTTGCAACTGAAGACAACAAAATGGTGTATCACACCAAACAAAATGTTCAACCAGTCATAGACCACGTTAAGAATTTAAAGGATAATACAATTAAGCCGGGCAAAGATTTACGCCACGTTGCCGAAGTGCCGATGGTTATTTACCAGAAAGCAATAAGGGAAGGTTGGGTTAATGATTCAAGGGCTTGGAAGGATTGGTTAAACAATTCAGACAATAAAGTATTTAGAACGTGGGAAGGTAAAGTATGACATACGCAGAATTAAAAACAGCAATAGCAAATTATTTAAACCGATCTGATTTAACCAGTTACTTAGATACATTTATCGACACTACAGAAGCTGAACTAAATAGAAAGCTTAGAACAAAAGACATGATCAAAAGAGCAACGGCTACGGCTGATGCTCAATACTTAACACTTCCGAATGACTGGCTAGAAGTTATTAATGTCGAAGTAACATCAAATGATTTTTCTCCATTGTTTCAACAATCAATAGAATCAATGGATGTATATAGAAGCGCAAACAACAACACAACCGGACAGCCAAGATATTTTGCAATAGTTGACGGAACTTTAGAACTTGCCCCTACACCTGACGTTGCTTATACATTACAATTAACTTATTACGGTACAATTGATGCGTTAAGCGATTCAAATACCAGTAATTTTGTTTCAACTAACCATCCAGACGTTTATTTGTATGGTTGTTTAAAACAGGCTTCTATCTTTTTGATGGAAGATGAAAGAGTGCCGATGTTTACGGCACAATTTGAAAGCGCTCTTGAAGAGATGCGTATGCAACAAGAAAGAGCGGCGTTTGGCGAAGGTTCTTTAATTCAAAGAAGAAGAACTTACGGCAAACCTCAAACAACAACTTATTTTATGAAAAATTAGGAGAATAGAAAATGGCTGGATTTAGCGATTATTTAGAAGACAAAGTTTTAGATCATGTATTTGGTGGAAGTGCTTATTCAGCACCAGGAACTTTATATGTTGGTTTATACACAGCAGCACCTTCCGACACTGGTGGTGGCACAGAAGTTTCTGGCGGTTCTTACGCTAGAAAAAGTATGCCGGCAATGACAGTAAGTGGAACATCACCTACCACAGCAACTAATGGCGCAGCGGTAGAATTTGTAACTGCAACCGGTTCATGGGGTACAGTTACTCACGTTGGAGTGTTTGACGCTGCAACAAGTGGTAACTTAATGGCATGGGCGGCTTTAACTGCATCTAAGACAGTAGCAAGCGGTGACGTATTCAGATTCGATGCTGGCGACTTAGATATAACACTAGCTTAATCAATGGCAAGTATTGGCTACGGTCAATATAATTATGGGAAGGCTGATTATGGCTCTCCCACATATCACTTTGCGTCTGCAACAATAGCGCAGACTTCAGGAACAACTGCTACTGGAAGATTAGACATTATTGCTTCGGCAACAATCGCCCAAACTTCTGCATTTACTTCTTCGGCTAAATTAGTTAAACCAGGTGCGAGTACCATTGCTCAAACGTCTGGTTTTACTTCAACGGCAGAGGTTATAAAACTTGGTTCAGCTACCATAGCGCAAACTTCAGGGTTTACAGCTACAGGCAGACAAATAGATCGTGGACAGGCAACGATAGCACAAACGTCTGGTTTCACATCTACGGGCCACGTTGTTAAATTAGGCGCAAGCACAATAGCACAAACATCGGGGTTTACAGCGACAGGTCTAATTGTTCTTGATGGTGTAGCAACGATTACACAAACCAGCGGATTTACTTCGGCTGGTAAGATTATTAAGATTGGAGCATCAACGATTGCTCAAACTTCAGGCTTTACTGCAACAGGAAGATACATAGTTGCAGCGGCCTCAACCATAGCAGAAACTAGTAACGTAACTGCTCTTGGTGGTATAAAATATTTTGGATCAGCAACCATTGCACAAACCTCTAGTTTTTCTGCGATTGGTAGCTTAAAATGGACAGACGATACGGTTTCGACAACCAGTTATACGGATCAAACAGTTTCAACTACTAATTGGACAGATCAATCAAACCCATCAACCGATTGGTCAGAAGCAGCATAGATAGGAAAAAATTATGGCAGATACAACTACAACAAATTTAAGTTTAACCAAACCAGAGGTCGGAGCATCTACAGATACTTGGGGAACTAAGCTAAATGCGGATCTTGACACAATAGATGCGATATTTAGTTCTTCTGGAACGGCTATATCTTTAGGCGCAGTAACTATTGGTGGGAATCTTTCAGTCAATGGCGGAACAATTAAATTAGACGGAAACTATCCTACAGGCACATCTAACGTAGCTTTAGGAGACACAGCACTTGATAGTGTTGAAGCCACAGGTAACTATAATACTGCTATTGGAGACAAAGCGGGTACAGCAATCACAACAGGAGATTCAAATGTTGCCATTGGTTATCAAGCCGCAGATGCAACTACTACAGGCAGTTACAACACAGCAGTAGGTTCATTGGCATTATCAGCTAATACTACAGCAGATAATAACACCGCTATTGGTCTTAGTGCTCTTACAGCAAACACGACAGGAGCAGAAAACACAGCAGTAGGAGCAAACGCTCTTGATGCTAATACAACTGGTGCAAGTAATGTTGCGGTAGGACAAGGTTCATTAGACGCTAACACAACTG